GTTCAGGCATTTCCATAGCGATAGCTATGTCTGCTTTTAAAGTAAAATAAGTTGTAGCTAGTGCTATAGTAAACCCTACTATTGTACCTATAGTTTTAAGGTCAAGTGTTACTTTAGTTTGTTCGCCAATTTCTTGTGCCATTATTTTTTATTTTTTTCTTGTAATTCTAATATTTTTTTAACTCTTTCGTTTTCGTATTTTAAATCCTTTATTTGCTGTTTAGTAAGACCCAATTTTAACAACATTTCTTTTTGTTGTTTAGTATTTGTTTCTTTTTTCATAACAATTACTTTTTCTTTAAGTATCATTTGAGGTGTCATTTCTACTTTGTCTTCAACACCATAATAAGGTAAACCTATATCCCACGTTGACCAACCTAAAGTCATAGCTATTTTTTGCCAATTTTGAGAACTGTTGCTCATTATCGCTCTAATGTTATTCATTTTTTGAACAGCTCTATCAAGAGGTAAATTTGTTAATCCAGATATAATTTGTGCTACAGCTAAATATCCAGGATTATTTAAATCAAAACCTTTGTTTTTTATATTTTCTCTTTCCCACGTAATAGTATTAGCACCTGATCTTAATTTTCTAAATTTAGAATCTAATGGTGGAGAAAAATCAAACAAGTCATAAACAGCTTTTACAAATTTAGGAGATTTTTTATCATTTTCATTAGCTATAGTTATTAAAGCGTTTTTAAGTGCTGATACAGCAGCGCCTTGTATACCTAAACCTCTAAGTAATGAATCAGCCATACCATTAGCTATTCTACCTTCTCTATTTGATTGTTCTTCGTCTTCTTCTTCGTCTTCAGCAAACATTTCAGCAAATAAAGCATTTTGCAACGCGTTAAATATTACGTTTTGCACTGCTCCATAATAAACTATTTTAGATACATTAGTTTTCCAATCACCTCTACCGTTTATAAGATCTTGACTGGATCTTTTTATAATACGAGCATACTGCATTGGTGTGTTAGCAAAAGCTAATATTACACGACCAGCGCCTGACGCTTGTTGTTGTGATATTTTACTAGGATTACTTGACTGTTGGTTTTCTTCTGCAATAGCATAGAAATCATCAAATGCTCTTTTCTCTGCTTCTTTAATGTCCATACCCCCTTTAACGTAAGCGTTTATTTGATTTCTATAAAAAGTAGCACCACCAGAAGCTATAGCAAAGCTATCTGCTATTCTTGTAAATATAAAACCTTTATTAAGTAGATAACTTATAGCTGATTTAACTTTATTAGTACTTTCTGCAACAGCATCTGCTATTTCAGATTCACTAACGTTTATTTTTAAACCATTACGTCTTTCAACTAAGTAAGGAGAATTCATTAATGTTTTAAAATCTTTCCAAAACTGTGGTTGGTTAGCAAAAGCTTTACCTGCTTTATATATATTATTATTACCGAAATTTATAAAGTTTACAGATGACAACGTTTGTAGTACGGCAGATCTTGTGTTTAAGAACATAACAGCACCAACAGAATTGTTTAACCAGTCTAACACATTGTTAACTACTCTAGAACCTCCTATGGGTCTGTTAGAGCCTGATTTCATTCTAGCTAATTGATCACGTAAAGCTTCTACATATCTTGGACCGTACGCAGCCTCAAGTTTATTCATGTTTTTATCAGAAAATATAATGTCAACATTTTCTTGCCACTCTTGTAAATATTCTTTTCTATTTACTTTGTTTATTTCATTTAGTATGTCAGAAGTAATTGTACCAGCCAACCAACTATCACTAGGTTTAGGGTATGGTTTACCTTTTTGTATTTTAATTAATTCATCAACAAACGTATTTAACTCCGCGTTATTATCTACAAAGTCATTTAATTCTTTTATGTCACGTTTAGATAAACCAGGTATACTCATACCTTGTCTTGTCCAAGCTGCTACTCTTGTTGCTTGTGAAAAAGTAAAGCCACCAATACCAGTTTTTTTAGATAAAGATTTTGGTAAAGTTTTTAAATTTCTTTTTAATGCTTTAAACGCTTTAGCAGCTGTTATTTTAGCATTAGTAACAGCAAGCTCAGCTCTATTATAAGGATCTAATAAATTAGTTTTGTAAAAAGCCATTTGAGCATCTCCAACTTTTCCTTTACCTAGTGTTTTATATAGTAAGCCTAAAAAATCCTCTGCAGACGGTGTATTAAAGAAAGTAAATCTACCTTTGTTAGCGCCAACTGTTTGAGCTCTTGCTGCTGAATATTCTTTGTAACTTTCAATACCTGTAGAGCTTTCTAATATATCATTAAATACTTTATCAAAAGTTCTTTTTTTACTTGACTTTGCAATTTGAACAACTGAATTTACGTCTATTTGACTTAAAACTTCTTGAACAGCTTCCACGTTTTTATAAGCATCATCTGCAAAATAAAAATCATTATAACCTTCAGCGGCTTTTTGAGCAACCCAGTTACCTTTAGCGCCAGGCGTTCCGTTTTCTAAACCTGTTATATTAGTTAATGGTAGATTTAAACCAATACCATCTAAAAACTTTTTAATACCTTCAGCTGCAATTTGTGGTCGGGCTGTTAATACAAATATATCTTTACTACCAAACTTCCCTTGACGTTTTAAAGCTAAATCAGCTAACGGTCCTTTTTGAGTACCTTTGCCTACGTTTTCAAAATTAGAAAAATCAAACTTAGCTCCTTCAGCTTCTAGCTCGCTAGCTTGCTCTGCAAACTTAGCAGCACTTATTTCTACAGTAGTTCCATCTATGTTATTTACTATAACTTTTTCTTTAGTTTTAGCTAAAGTATCATCAAAATCAAAAACACTTATACCTTTTTTAGGTGAATCAAGTTTTCTTCCTTGAGACGCTGCTTTATCGTAAACACCTAACATTGTTAACTGCTGTGCGACAGTCATTTCATCATTTATTTTATCTCCAAACTTAATAGTATTCTTTTTGCTAGCTTTATATTCTAACGCTGCTATAGGTTCGTAAGCTTTAATTCTAGCTCTAGTTGTTTTACCATCTAAATTATCAGTAATTTGTTCTGATATTAAAGCGTTTTGAGCATATATTATATTAGGATTTTTCTTGCTAGCTTTATTTGTAACACCTACGTTCATTAAGTCATCAAAGCTTTTACCTGTTTTAAAATCTTTAATTGTATTTAAATCTATACCAGCCGCGGCAAACCTTCTAATTCCAGCGTTTGGTGTTAGTATACTTACTCCTTGAGGTAAAGTGGAGTCTAACTTTGCTTTATCTAGTAAAAAATCATCTGCTTTAGATAACTTAACTTGTATATAGTTTTCTTTAATGTACGGGAACAGTGCTTTTACTTGACCGTTTTTAATAGCCCATATTATACTAGCTCCTACTACAGATGCTGGTGGACTATGTTCTTCTCTCCATTTTTCTTTTCCTGTTGTTTGGTTGTTTTTACCTTCTTTAGCGTACTGAGGATTTGTAGACTCTCCTACAATCTTTGCTGCTATTTTAACTAAACCAGGAGTGGCTTGATAACCAGAACTTATAAACAAAGCCGCTAGTTCTATTGGCATACCGCCTTTTACAGCTGCTTGAAGCTCTAAAGCAACAGACTCTAATACTTCAAGATTTATATCACTTTGGTTGTTTGCTTTTTCTGTACCTGCCGTGTTAGCGTTTACGCGTTTAGCTTTTTTACCACTACCAGAATCATTTGCTTTAACTTGTGCTAAAGCTTTTTTGTAGGCTGGATCTTTTGTTCCAAAATATAAACTACCTTTCGCGGGTTCATTAACATAAACATCGCCTACTTTTTTTCTACCAAAATTAGAAAATCTAGAATTTAAAAAAGCTTCTTCAGATATTAAATAATCTTTCAACGCTTTTAACATTGCCTTTTGTTTTGCAATTTTATTTTCAGAAGTAACACCAACCTTATTTGATAAATTAGGGTCAATTATTTTCATAGCTTTATTAATGTCCCTAGCTAAAGCTATGCTTGTTAGTTGTTCTTGAGCGCTTGAGCTATCGATACCTACGCGTTTTTTATTTGCTTTAACTACATCTAATGAAGTATCTTCTAAGTTTCTAGTGTCAAGTTTATTTTCTATATTTTGCATAAACTCTTTAGCTGAAATACTTTCGTTATTTAAAGCAGTTTGCAGTTTATCCATAAAGCTTTTATCAGCCATTAACTCTTGTATAGATTCTAAAGCAAAATCTTGAGTTAGTATACTATAAAGTGACTGTTGCCTTTTTTCTCCAGCTAAAAAATAATCTTTAAACTTTTGTAATCCTTCGTTGGTAACTTTAGGCACGTTATATACTGGTTTGTTAAAATAACTAGGTTTGCCTGTTTTGCTTGTTTGTTTTGTTTTTGTTACTCCTGTTTGTTTTATTCCAAATAATTTACCAAATCTTCTTTTTATTGTTCCTACTGGTAATGATTTAATAAAACTTTTATCTAATGAATTTACAAAGTCTTTATATGTTTGACTAGAAAAAGTTCCTATATCTTTTCTAAGTTTTTTGAAATAATCTTTTTTTGATTGAGTAGTTATGTTCCTAGCTATATCTGCCGCGTTAATTTTTTTGTTAGCTGACAGTAATATTTCTTTAGATACTTCGTCTTTTATAATACCTTTAGTTTCTCCTAAATCTAAGTTACCTACTTGGTCTGTTTGCGATGCATACACTTTTTTTCTTTGAGAACTTTCTTGAGTTGTTGTTTCGTCAAAGTCTTTTACTTCTGTTGTGTCTGCAACTTGTCTAGCTTGTTCAGAATCTAAGCTAGCAGATTCGCCTTTACCTAAATTAGCTCTTGCAACACCACCGGCTCTTAAATTAAACTTACTTGAAATTGAAGAACCAGCTCCAGTTCCGGTATCTCTATCGGAATCATATTCTACTAACGCTTGTACGTATTCGTTTTCTAAAGCTTTCTTAAATTGATCTCTAGTTAATAAACTTCCCTGTCTCCATAGTCTTTTAGTAGCTGCTTCTATAACTCCACCAGCGGCTTCTACGGCTTTCTTTTGGTCAAACCTATTAGTAGCTTCAAAGTCTGGATCAGCAAATAATTCATTTGTTTTATCAAAACCTTGACTACTTTTAGAGTCAGTGTCACGATCTTTTATATCTTTAGTTTTGTATTCTCTTTTAATTAAATCACCTTCTGCTCTACCTTCAAAAAGTTTGTCTTGAGCTTTTGTAAACTTTCCTTTCTTTATGCTTTCGTTATAACCTTTTATAAATTTAAATACATCTTTACCACTATTAAATCTAAGGTCTGCTTCACGACCTATTAAAGAATTAAATATTCTTGTAAAAAAACCTTGTATCTGATCTAAAGCACCTTCATTTAATTCTATAGCACCGTCTAAAGCTGCTTCTGAAAATAATGTTAATACTTCTTCAGCTTGCTGCTCGTTAGTTACGGTGGGATCGTCTTTATATTGTTGTAATCTTTTAGCAAAAACAGAGTTTTTCATTAGCTCAGGATTTACATCTTTTAAATATGTAACTAAATCATTTCCTAAAGCTAAAGCAGTTCCTTTACTATTTTTTACTGTGTTCCATAATACAGCGTGTAGAAATTCATGAGCAGCTGTATTTATAGCACCATCAGCTAATATTTCTTTATCATTAAGCAATATAACTTGTTGATCACCTTTTTGAAATATAGTACCATAGTTAGTTGTTAAACCTTTTGATGCAGCTATTTTCCAACCTTCATTGTTTAATTTGTCTACTTGGTTTTTAACACCTTTTTCATCTTTACTACGTATTATTTTTACTTTAGCGCTTTCGTTGTTGTTTATAATATTAACAACATTACCAACCTGATTAACATAATTTTCTCTTGAATCAGCTTTTTTAACTATGCTTTGAATCTGACTAGATACTGTAGCTAATTCTAAAATATCATTAGCGCTTATGTCTTTATTATCTACTTCTTTAATTTTATTTTGTAAAGCTTTTTGCTCTAACAATAATCTCATTAATCTATTTTTAGATCTACCATCCACATTAGCAGGTATTTTTAAACCTGCGTTTCTAATATTAGATATATTTCTAATTATTTGTTGTCCTTGCTCTTGTGATATTTTTTTTGAATCTATATCTTTTTGTATTTTTTCTATAGATTTATTAAAAAATAATTCATTTTGTTTATAAGTTTCACTGAACTTACCTAAATCAAAATTTGTTGATAATTTTAAAGCAGCGGTATTTAATTCAACAGCAGTTTGAGATGTTATTTTTCCCACAACAGGTAAAAATCTACCTATTTGATATCCTTTTTTAGCTCCTAGTAAGTCAAACTCAGCTTCTGTTAAAGATTCATTAATAGTATCTCCAGAGCCTAATCTAACACTAGCGTCAGAAATATAGCCTTGAGAACCTTCTGTTAAGTATTCAGTTAACCCAGAAAGTTCTCTTTTATAAGCAAAAGCAGGTAGTGTTTTAAGAAAAGTTTTATATTCACCTCTTAATAGTGATGCTACATTTGTACCTAGCATTTTATTTGCTCCTAAAGCTTTAGATATACCTAATCTTTCTAACGCTACAATACCTCCTGTGGTTATAAGATTTTGAATAATATTTGCAGATTCAGGATCTTCTATTTCAGCCATATAGTCATCTAAAGTAGGTTGGTAGTTTTCACCTTTTCTATCTTTTATTCTTTTTTCAAAAGTACCCCATATTTGAGATCCAAATTCTTGCGCCGCTATGTCAGCAGTACCTAAAATAGACAATAATTTACCAACGCCATACGCCGCTATACCAGGAGCTGATTTAAAACGAGAACCAATAGCAGCTATACCTTCTCCAGTAAAAGTCATTAACATATTAGATTGCTTGAGTATTTGATTAACGGTATCAACAACTCCACTATCATTAGGATTTGTTTCGTTTAATAAACTTTGAAATCTTTGGCTTTTCAATATTTCTATAGTCGGTGCAATAGTACTATCAATTATCGAGTCTTGTCTTTCAATAATTCTATTCATATTATCTCTCAAGTTCGTGGATTGACCTGTAACGTCGCCCGCTGTCATGCTTGTTCTACTTTTATAAAGCATGTTATAGCTTTCAAGCATTAATTCTTTTTCTTCTTGAGTTAAATCTTTAAGACTATTTTCATATTCTAAAGTTGTAGGATAATCATCGTTATATTTTTTTGATGAATCAATAAGCTTAGCAGCATCTTTACCAGCATATGCCATAGCCATCCTTGCTGATCTACTAATAGGTTTACGTTTAAATTGAGTAAAACCAGCTAGTCTAAGTTTTTCTTCAAAATCTTTTATATCTAAGTCAAGTATTCCTAATCTTTCTAGGGTTTCTTTATTGTTATTATAATAACTTATTTCATTTGCAAACTCATTAAGATTAGATTTTTTAGCAGTAACATCAAAAACATTATATTTTTCAGGTAAACCTGCAATCATACCTATAGCTGTATCTTTTAATCCCCACCAAGTTTTACTTATTTCACCTTCTTTAAGCTGTCTATCTATCTCAGCAAGATCTCCTTCTTTTGTTCTACCAAAAGGTTTGTATAAATCTTCTAATATTTTTTTAGTAGCAAAATTATATTGTTGTCCTCTTGAGTTTAAATCAGTATTTTGTATTAATTCGTTATATCTATTTTTTCTCCACGTATTATACTCGTTTTGCAATGCTTCTACCTCCTCTGGACTATCTAAACCATTTTCATTTATAGCAACATTTAACATGTCTATATATTTTCTGTAAGATTCATTTTGCAAATTAAAATTAGCTTCAGCTAAAATCTTTTTTACTACTGGATCTTGCATCGCTATTTTTTCTGTAACCTCACGAGCTTTAGCTACAAATTCTTCCCAAGTATTGTAAGTTTCAAGCTCACCTTCTGTGAGTATAGAGTCTTTTATATATTTATAAGCTGAGTCACTAACACTGTAATATTTACTAGTATCTTCTTTTTCATCTTCAGAAACAACAAACATAGGTGGTATTCCAGTTGAGTTTTCGTCAGTTCTTATTATATTCTGAGTTGCTACTGGGTTAATTTTTATAATTGTTGGAGAATTATTAATCTCTGAATTTATTTTTTCAGTAGTCGCTAAAACATCTATTTCTTGACTTTGCTCAAAATCAACATTAACTTGTTTTGCTTCGCCAACGTTTATGGTAGATTGTGATAATTTAACAGGATTTTCAACTATATCATCAATTTTATTTACTATTTCCTGTGTTTGTATATAAAAATCTGATTCTTTGGGATTACTAGGTTCGTACACTATAGCATCTTCTGTTGCGTTATAATCAACAACCTCTGCTATTTCCCCTACTTTAGTGTTAATTTGAACAGGATTTAACAAAGCAGGATTATCTCTTACAATAACGCTTTGGTCAAGTTCACTAACGGGTTTTTTTTCAGTGTTTTTATCAAAAAAATTATCCATAGATGGAATATTTAAAAGAACTTCTTCATCTTCTTTTTCTTCTTCCTCAACAACTTGGTTGGAAATGTTAGGAGTCAAAAGATCCTCCATAGTAATTTCTTTTTCTTCTTCCATATAATTATATTAAGAATATTGAGCAACCAAAGCTGCCGTTTGTTCGTCAAGTTCTGCTGGTAATTCGTTTGATTCTTCTGGTAACTTTTGATAAAATAAAGGTAAACCAGCTTGCCACTCAGTTATACCTAGTTGATTTTTGTAAAAATCTGGCACTGGCATTTGATTTTCGTTTAATGCTTTTATTAAATCTTGACCTTGTTTTGTTTGATCTGTTAAAGTTTCTTTAACAAAGCTTGGTCCACCTGGAACATCTTCTTGTATTATTTTAATATCTAAATTAGAGTCCATAATCAATTGCGTTACAAAAGCTTTTTGAGCATCTACTAAACTAATCTTTTGACTAGAGTTTTTAGATATAGTATTAAATTGATATCTATTACCTACAAAACTAGCCTTACCTTCTGGAGATAAAGACTCATACATTGATTGTAATTCTTTAGTAGCTACTTCGTTTATACCTAAAGGTAAGTCAATACCTAGTCTTTTATTAGTGTAGCCAGATAATACAGATATATTACCACTAGCTATAGCAAATAAACTAGCTACATGGTTATTAATCTCAGCCTTGTAAGCAGGTGTCATGTTTATAGCTGTTGTGTTTACAGGTTTAATCATGGACTTTTTTACTTTATTACCTTCTATACTAAACATAGGTATTTGAATAGCTGTGTCTTGTCCTGGATCATTTCTATCTCCTTGCGGAATAGTACCACCTAGAAAATATTGAGGTTGAATAGTTGCGTTTATAGTTATACCAGCGTTGTCAAAAGTAGAACCTAGATCCATATTAGTTGGAACTTCGGATAAATAAAGATCTAATAAATCCCCATTAGGAATTTGAGTAGAATCAACTTCTCCATATATAGTGTAATAACCTTCCATGTTTTCATCAAAACTTATATTTTTATTTGCTAAAAAATCATCTATAATATAAGGTTTTTTGTGCAAATATTTACTAAAAGTTTCACCAGTTATTTTTATTTTTATTCTTTGATTTAAAACCGCTATTTCTCCATTGTTTGTTTGTCGAAACGTAAAGTTTTTTTCGACCTTTACATCATCAAAATAATTAAATAAATCAGCCCAAGCAGCGACCATAAACATGTTTCTATCTTTAGTTCTTTCGTTTGTCCCGTTTATATTAATCTCATTATAGCTAGATATAAAAGCAGGTAAATTATCTGGTTTAACAGGCTCTACGGCAACTACTAAATATCCTCCTATTTCTTGTATTGATGTTAATCTTGAGAAAAATGTTGATATATATTCTCTGTCTTCTTTTATTTGCTCCTGACTCATGTTCTTGATGTCAGTAGCTAGTCTAGTTTGTCTCACTAGAACTCCCATCTCTTGATCTTGAGCTTGTTCTAAAAAAGTTTTCACTATAATGTCTGAAAGATTTTTGTCTTCGTTTTTATTTAAAGCTAAAGGACTGTTTAAATATTTACGATATTTTATACTAGCATCTGTAAAAAAGTCTAACTCATTAGCGCGTCTTACTTGAGACACGTTAACAAGTCTATTAATTTTACTATTATGAGCTTTGATTATTTCGTTCATTTTTTATTTTTTTTATTCGTCAGATCCTAGTAAACCACCGGCTATTGACCCAATACCTGATATCATTTGTCCTGTTCCTGCAGCTGAAGCAAGAGAAGCTTGTGATTGTTGATTAGCAAAGCCTTGATACTGCTGTGAGTACATGTTTATGTCTGCGTTACTTCTATTTTCTTGAGCTTGAAACTGAAATACTTCTCCAGCAATCTCAGAGTCTTCAACTCTTGTTCCTTGTTTTATCAATACATCTTGATATCTAGTAGTTGCTGCTACTTTTTCTCGCATCATCTGAGCCTCACCTTGAGCTCTTAGTTTAGCATTGTCCGCTTCTTGCTTACTAATATCTGCTGCTACTCCTTTTTTAGATTTTAAAGCTGCCATAGCTAAAGCCGTAGCACCGCCAGCACTTGCTCCCGTTTGTTCTAAAGTATCAAGAGTATTAGCTAAGGATATATCAGCTTCTTCAATTTGCATTTCTGCAGCTGCTGTCGAAACACTTAGTTGGTTATATGGGTTAGATATTTGGCTTGATAAATCGCTGGCTAGTCCAGATAGATCAGTTACTCCTGCGTATGGGTTTGTTATTTCTGCTCTATTCGCCATAGCGCTTAACATCCCAGCTTTTGCTTCTTGTTTTCTTCCTCTAGCTCTACGCATTTCTTTATGCGCTTTACCGGCTTTTACTGCTCCTCCTACTGCTTTTCCAACTCCGACTGCTACTGCTGCTATTGCTGCCATATTATTATTTTTAAATTATTCTTTTTATCATTTCGTGGGATGGAGTTTCATCAATTGTCCACCCTAATTTTTTATGTATTTTTAACAAGCTATTACTTCTGCTTATTGACATTAGGCATTTTTTACCTGCTGCCTTTACTAGTTCTTCTGCTGTTTCTATCAATAGCTTTACTGCTAAAGGTCTAGCTCTTTTGTTTCCTTTGTGATCAGATATTACCCAGTCTAACCAACATAAGCCTGAATTGCTCCAGTATAAAAAACCAGCGGCAATTGGTTTGCCTTCATTTTCAATCATAATACCACCTGTTCCATTGTCAGGTAATATATCTTTATTTAACACGGGCCAACCCCAGTCTTTCCACCAACTTTCTAACAACTTCCAGTCATTTTCAGTTAGTCCTCTTGAATTTAATTTCATATGATTATATTTATCTATTATTGTAATTACTACTTACAGAAAACAATTGTTTAGAGTCGTCTTTAAATGTTGCGTTATCTGTAGAGAAAGTAACTGTTAAATACATACCTTTTATGCCACTATTGTTGCTATATTCGTTTGGAACAATTCCACCACCTAATATTACTTGACCAGGTAAAGTAGCATTGTTTGCTTTTATAGGCGCGTAATATTTATTTTGTTTTCTGTCAAAACCTGCCCTGTATTCTATGCCTGCATTAGTGTAAAAACCTTCGTCGTAACTAAGTATTCTATTACCTTCTTGTTCTAAATCAGTTTCTCCAAGACCTGGTTGCTGTGGATTTGTATCTGTTCCAGTGTAATCAACAGTAGAAAAATCAACTTGCCAACCATTACTACCAGTATACTCTACAGTTTTAAAAGTTTTTGTAAGCGTAGGTTGAGGATTAAACACAAAAGTAACACTAGACTTTCTATATTCATCATAAAAAGTATTGTATTTATTATTACTATAATGTTTCCAAATACTATTTTTAGCAAAAGTATAATATTCGCCTTGTAAACTTGTAGACAAGTCTGGTATATATGTTTGAAAACTAACCCAACCATTCACAGAAGTATCGTAATGTAAAGTTTGTGAGGCTAAAGTTACTACATAGTTTTTTTGAAAAACATCATAACCACCTATAATTTCTTGATTAGAAAGAGAGTTTAAAGAATTAAATGTATCTCTAAAATAATCAATCATACCGAAATTAGATATTTCAGTAAGACCATTAGGTCCTAATTGCATTGTTACTCCACGATCTCTATCTGTAAAATATTTAAAGTATCCATATGTAGCAAAAGAAGTTGGGTCTTCAGAAATACCAAAGTTACCTTCAAAAGGAGTTGGTGTTCCAACAACTAAAGTACTGTTAGCTGTTAAAGGTTGTCCTTCTTGTGTAAATATAACGTCTTTATCTATAGGCGCTCTATTAACTTTACGCTCTTGAAATATAACTAAGTTTGTATTTTCTGCAAATAATTTCTGTATGCTTCCAGACGAAGGATCAACTGCTCTTGTAATATCTTCTCCAATAGGAAATTGATTACTATTATTAATACCGTTTTTAGAATTATATACACCTGAGTATATTATAGCGTTTTTTCTACGTTCCTGTCTAGATTCTTCTTCTACGATGTAAGCTTTGTTACCAAAGTCAACAGAAGCGTTATTAAAACCACCTTCTATTCTTGCTTCTTCTATAAACCAATCTTCATTCACGTTTGAATCAATATACCCTGCACCAGTAGTTATATCTGGCGTACCAGTTGTTGTTCCTCCTCCTACAGAATAAGGCGGCGTTATTAATTCAAGACTACCGTCTGGTTTTCTTTCTTGAAACTGAGTAGCGTTTTTTAGTCTCTTCAGCCAAAAGGAATTAAAGTACGATATTTCTAGTGTAGTCGCCATATATTATTATTACTTATTTTATATTTTTATTACAGTGGTCCAAGACAGTCTGTGCATCCATTAACTGGTTGCGTTTGTCCAGCATCATAGTAGTTAACAGTAAACTCTGCACAAACACTACACTCGTTGCAACCAACCGAAGAAACTCCATTGTTTCTAACTGCATATTCTCCAACAGCTTGGAAAAAATATGTTTGACTAGCTGTTGTTGCACCTGCTCCATCAACATCTAACTCATTAAAATTACCTATAGTTCCACCGGCTGGTTTAGAAGGTGAAAAAGCTAAGCAAGTAGCTAGTGTCCAAGCAGCACTACTATCCGCGCGGTATAAAATTGTAAATGCTGTTCTATAACTATTTTCGACTTGTCCAGGAATAGATACTGACTTAGTTAGTATAGCTTGAATAGCCATTATACCTTGAGTTAAAGCTCCTGTTGTAAAATTAGGATCTGGAGGTACTGTTGGAGGTATCGTAACACAATTAAAAGCTGGAGGTGAGCTTGTAAAATTAGGGTTACCTTCTTGTAAAACATTGTAATATCTAAGATTAAAATTACTACCTGAAGATAGTCCATATCCAAAACTTCCTTTACTTGGAACAAAGCCATTATCAATGTCTTGTAAAATAACAGAAGTTCCACTTCCAGTTACGCCTACATCAAACGCATCTGATACAAATCTATTAGCTCCAAAAAATACCTCTAAAGGTTGACCAGTGTGTGTAAGTCCACCGCTGTTGTTTATGTAATTACAAGAAGTGTCTAGTGAGCTCATAGCAGATGTAGGACCAAAACATATAGCTTGATTAGTTGGAGGTGTTCCAAATAATAACTCATACTCACATGTTGTTGATAAGCTACCAGCATCTAAAACACAAGAAGAAGCTGCATCAGTAACAGTGCATTCAAAAACATAAGTACCGTTAACTAAAGTTCCGCTTGTTAAACTTAAAGTACCATCTTGACTTATTGCCCATATAGCTGTAGAACCAACAGGTTCTGATGTAACACTTAAAGTATAACATAAATCTTGAGTTTCATTAGTTACGTCTGCCGAACCGTTTTTAGCATTAGTAAATTGACCAAAATCACCTGTCATTGTAGTGTCATAACCTGCTGTACCACCTGGTTTAGAGCACGCTTGTTCAATATTAAGTTGTGTTAAATCGCTAGTTTGTGCAGGTGTAAAACCTCCTATGGTTGGCGCTATGTTATTTAGATTAATAGTTATTTCGTTTGATAATACATCTATAAAAGTTCCAGCTTGATAACTTGTTTGAAAGCTTACAAACCATTGATTTGATTTGGTTCCAGAAGAATATCCATACCAAAACAAATCGTTTGTTTTAAGATCAAATTTATCGTAAGATCCTGCAACAGAAGCATTTATACTAAATATTCCTGTTACATCGTTACCATTAGAATCTAACACTTGAGTTATTATTACTCCAATATCAGGAGGGTTTGTTGCTGGAGCAGCTGGATCACCGTCTAAAACCAACGTATTACCCGCTGAATCTTGAAAATCAAATGAAGTAATAATATCAGTTCCACTAGGAACGTCTTCATCAAAACTACCAAGCGTAAGAGACGTTTTAGTTACACCTCCATAATCTGCTAATACTGTATCATTTAAATCTACAAAGTTTCCAGAAGTAGAAGTTTCATAAAATATTTCTAACAAACTTTCTACAGGCTCTGTTTCTGATACACTTAAAAAAGGATACATACAACCAATGTCATTAACTGGTACTGGAAAAGTTCCGTTAACAGTAACTCTAGCACCTAAAGTATTTAATTGTGGTGAACCAGGTTGTGTTAAATTTAGTTGAGTATCTTCAGCTCCTATTTTAACAACAACAGCTAAAGGATTTTGTTCTACGTTATAAAAGCTTTGCACTTCCCCAGCATCACCCCATGGTATATGAGGACCAGTTCCCGCGGCTGAATTAGTAAAAGCAGCTTTTGAAGAAGTATTATCAAAAGGAGAGTTAGCTAATTCTAAACCACCTTCGCCAACTGGTCCTATAGTTACAGCTTCATCTTTTAATCTTCCTGGATAATATTGACAGTTCCAAGCATAGTTTCTATTTTCATAATAAAAATTACCAACACCACCCTTTTGATTGTTGTCAATATTAGGATTATTAACTCTTCCAATTAAACCAACAGAGCTACTAAATTCACTTTGAGTTGGTCCTACTTCATTTAAATCTCTAGGTACTTTATTTATATTGTCTCCAAATAAAGAAGCAAAAGCTATTCTACCGTAATCAGTTGCTGTTTTTATTGGATAACCAGATATGTAACCTGGAAGATATACATTGTAATATTCTTGCTCTTGTTGTTTTACAACTAATTTGTATGATTGCCAACCTAAAACGTTAGGAGGGTTTACAGTAACTTGCACCTTTAAACCACTTCCTGTAATTATAATATTGTTATCAAGAATTTGACCGTCAACGTAATTTTCACCTGAACTAATAATGCTTAAACCAGTAACACCGCCAGCTCCATCAACTGTTTCAACTTTAATCCTGAAGCCAACACCGTCTCCTTCACCGCTATTAAATGATATTTCTTGCCCAACAATATAACTAACGCCAGGAGCAGTAACTGTAACAATATCTACAGATGTATCAGTCCAAGATTTATAAAGCCCTGGTTCACCAGTTTGAGAATTATTAGTTATCTGTGTAACACCATTGTTTATTTTTAATCTTAAAGCATTTCCTAACCATTTGTAAGTAGTTACATCTGTAATAGGATCATCAAGTTCTCCAAATGTTTTATAAGGAACATATAGTGTTGAACCTGCTACACCTGGAGTTGAATCATTAGTAGATAAAACAACGCTAGAAGCTCTGCCGTATCTATCGCTTAAAACAAAACCTGCTTGATAACTTCTATCTTGTTTTACTGTATGATAAGGGTATTGAGCATAGTTGTCATAAGCAACAGACTTGTCTTCATTAATTATTTCGTAATCAATACCATTTGGTGGAGTATGTTTTTGTAAAAAATTACCATACATAACTCTGTTAGCTGTTATTTCTTGAGCTAAAGCTTTAATAGGTACATTGTCGTAAACTCTATTTTGTTCTGATGTTGGTAAGGTTCTAAAAGCTTTTATAGATTTATAATCAAAATTATAATACCATTCAGGCCCTTCTACAATAGAAGCTTGTGGTATTAATTGTAAAAAAGAACTTAATATAGTATCATCTACTTGTATACTTTCTAGTATTTTAGTAGATAACGCGTCACTTTCTTTATATAAAATTTCTATATTTGTTATTTTATATTCGCTTATTAAATTGTCTATAACTTCTGCGCTTGTAGAATTACTAATACTTGGAAGAGGTATTTTTAAAGATACAGTATCTATGTTGTTTGTAAACCATTCAACAATAGTTGAATCATAAGCGTCTTTCATGTCTTGAAGACTTTCGTTTTGACCTCCTCCAAACAAACCATTATGTTTAGGTATAAAACATATTTGTGTATAAGGAGCTGCTAAAGAATATTCATTATCTTCAAATTTAAATCTATAGCTAAATCTTATAAATTTTTCTTCAACTAAATCAGGATCACCTGTAAATTGACTATCATAATCTGGATTAGCAGCGACTGTTACATCATCGCCAATAGCGTTAACTGTTACATCTTTTGTAAGTTGTAAAGTTATACTTGTTGCTGGTACAGGAGCCGGAACAGTTGATGGACCAATTTCTTCAACGCTTTGTATAACTACTTCATCAGCAATAGTTATACCTACACCACTTGGTCCTGTTAAAGTTTCACTTATTATAAAGTCACCCACTCTTGGTGTTGGCTGCGCGCTTTGATCATTTACTTTATTATAATAACTATAGTTTAATACTATATCATTACCGGCTACTACAGCTCCTGCTGCTTGCGCTGTGGTTTCAAAACCATTTGTCTGTCTTTTATTAGCAAGGTTTTTTACAGATGGTCTTTTAAAACTTACATTTGCTTTTTCATTTGCACCGTCAAAACTACCAGGTGACATGCCTTGGCCTAAGTCTCCGTCTTTAAAGTTATTATAAATTGTAACACTAACGTTTGGGTCGATTGAAATAACGTTCCATAGTTCTTGATCTCCTTGATCTGGAAATCCTGAAGCTATATCACCTATTTTTATACCTGTAGTATCAGCAACATCACAAACATAACCCTTTAAAGGACTTACTGCTTGAGCTCCTCCAATTATTGATCTTTTATTATCTTCTAAAACTAAAGGTGTTCTATATGGATAATATTTTGCTACAGATATTTGATCTTCATTAACATAATGAGTTGGTGAAGGTAAAGATTGAGGGTTAGCTAAACTAACATTTATTTTTCTAGGTTGATTTCTATTGTCTGTCCAAAATAATAAATCATCTATAAGATTAATTCCTGTTATTCTATTTTTTTGACTAAAATTTAAAAAATCTCCTCTAACTAATAAATCTAAAGAATCACTAATAGGATTGTATCTATGAATAGTGTTATTAAATCCAATATAAATTTTGTCTCCTGGCTGTAAATTACCAGGTAAATCTTGATTTAATGCAATTTGATTAGGTCTTAGGTCAATAACTAACGCATCTGATTTATATCCATTATCTCCAGAAGGTAAACTAGATGGACCCCATGAATCCCCCCAAAGTAACATACCTACTTCTATGCCTAAAACCTCATAATTTGTATATGCGGTTCCTGAAGCTTTTTCTATTTGAATAAGTTTTCGATCTCCACCAATAAAACCTTGAAAATAAACTACAACATCTCGAGGGCATATATCATTTTGTGTATAACCAGAATTATAAAGAAATATATCACCAGACGTTTCATTTGTAAACTGGCCTATAAATTTACTACCTAAGCCAGTATATAAATTTCTTAATTCAGTGTTACCTGGTATATTCTCAAACTCTCCTACTTCTGATCCTTCTGATCTACTTATTTGTAAATTTTGAGCATCTCTATATTCGCCATTTGGTAATATTCTAGAGTCTAAGTCTTTATTCATTTTAGACTTTAGAAACGTATTAGTTATTTGTGGCATGTGTTATCGTTTTATCCATTTAGCTTTACCTCTCATTACTTGAACTATTTCATCAAGCTTAACGTTTGATAATCTTATTTTAGCATTTCTTAATTTAGCACTTTTTTCTTGTCTAAGTCTTTGAACAATATATTCAGGTTGGTTAATTCTAGTAGAAATTATAGCATGAGAAATATAAGTATATAAAGCGTCTTCTGCTAGTTTTGGTATTCTACTATCTAAATCGTAAGCAAGACCATCAGAAACGTACTCTAGTACAATTAAAGCACCTACTAGATTACTTGAAAAAGATACTTTGCCTTCTCTTTCATTCATGTTAAACCATCCGTTATGTTGTGCGTATTGTGGAGACATTCCGTATTGTTCTCCCCAACCCCAATACCAATATCCTCCAAAACCCCAGTTATAACCTGCCCAGTCTAAACCTTCGTTGTAAAGACCAAAAGATGGTAATCCATTTATTAAATTAGTATTACCTCTTTTCCATTTCATTTCAGTTAATGAAGTTCCTTCTGTGTTTTCACCAAAATTATCTTGAGTTGGACTGCCTAAGTTATCTTGTATTGGATTTTCATAAGGAGATATAGTTAAATTGTTTGCTGGGTATATAATTCTTTTAACACCTAAAGCATCTATTCTTGAAACTCTAACATAATTAACGTAGTCTTGTGGTAATATAACACTTAGGCTAGGTGGTATGTTTAATTCTTGAGATTTAATAGATTTTAAAGTATCATAACTAAATTCTTGTAATCCACGTTTAGCATGAAATATTATATCAGTTCTTTTAGCATCTGATATTAATTTATCTTTTCCAACATAACCTACTATAAAATTATTGACAATATCTTTTAATGTTACATAACCATAACTTCCGTAGTTTTGTTCTGTAGTAACACCATATGCGTCTCTGTTACCAAAGCTACCGCCATCAATTGTTTTTAATTGACATACTAGTATATTGTTTTGTGGTAGCGGAGCTGCTAAAGAAATAACATTTCTATCAATACTATATGACGATATGTATTCTATGTAGTTTATACCATCTACACTAGAGTATAATTTAAAATTATTTAAAGCATAGTCGGCGTTAGCAGGATCAGGATCACCTAGCGTTAAGTTAGTATTAAATGTAAATGTAAAATCACTTTGTCCAGCTATTGCTGTTACTGTAAAACCCTGCGCGCCCGCGTAATATTGTTGATTTGTTTCGGTGATTAATCCACCGTTTGGTATTGCCATATCTTATTAACTTTTTTCGTTTGCATCTACGTTAGCTACAGCTTGTGAAGCTGTTTGTATGATAGTTGGGTCTTGTATAATAACACCAGCGTAAGCTAGTATTCTCATTATTAATTCATCTTGGTCAGTAACGTCTAGTCCAAATTGCACAGAAGCACCTTGAGCATATATAAACGCTCCTACACCATTAGTTGTAAAACCCCAGACAATGTCATTAGGTTTAACTAAATATGATATAGCTATATCGCTTTGTATACTACTAGGGTATACTTTAATGTCGTCTTGTAAATATGTGTATATTGGAAAGTTTTCTGTAGGTTGAGTTAATGGGGAAAGTAATAATTGTCTTAACTCGTTTGGTTGAGTATATTGACCTAAGTCTGTATCTTTATAAAACACAGAACCTAATCTATACAAAACATTTGTAGTTCCTACAACAACTGGAGAATCATTAGCTACAGGAAACTCTATTAAAGGAAAATTAGAATTAACTACATTATAAGGTATTGAAGTGTTTCTTTGGAAAAATTGTAGTTTTTGTTCAATGTTTTTTACTCTATCTGAGTATTCTGTATCATTACTCGGTAAACGATACTGTTGGTTCAAGTCACTAGCGTAAGCCTCAAACATAGTAAGTTGAGCTTGCGTAGCAATTTTATTAAATTCATCAGGAGTTATATAGCCTCTTTGTTGTTGGTTAAGGATTAATAATACCGTTTGATATACTGTGTTAACGTTTACCATTATATTTATGTTTTAATAAAAAGGCGGACGAATCCGCCCTTGTTATTATTATTTTAGTCTTTTTTCTATTGACTTAAATACTTCTACTCCTTCATCTGTTTTAAACCACGCAGCGATAGCTGAGTAAGGGTTTTCATCAAATGGAACAGTCATTAATTTTCTATCATTACTAGTCCAATGAATTGATCTTTGGTCTGGTGATATTCTTATAATGTTATGTTCTACCGCGTTAATTGCAAAGTTTCTTAACTGCACGTTTTCATCAGCAGCAAGAGACAAGAACAATCTAGCGTTCTTTTTAGCAAGTAATAATAAGTCTCTTCTTAATTCTTTTGAAGACATTTTATTTACTTTTGAACCATATTCTACTCTTACAATAGCTTCTGCTAAATCAATATCCATATCTCTAGCAACATTTAATGCTTCTATTTCCCATTCAATATCTTCAAGTTCATCTTGTGCTATACTAACAGGTTTATGTTCAGTATATTTTTGATCTCTCATTGGGTGATATAAAGATAACAATTTTTGTAAAGCTGTTTTTTCTTTTGGAACACTTAATGTTCCATCAACAAACGTAATATGTCCTAAAGTTACTTCACCTTTTTGTTCGTCGCGAAACGGACTGTTCATGTTAGTAGCGTATCTTAATTCTCTTTGTTCATTTGTCTTATTGTCAAACCACAACATTGGATGTCTTAAAGTATGTTTGCTTGGTATTGTAAAAGTTAAAGGTGATTTACTTCCTTTAAGTAAATAAGTTCTATCTTTTATTTCCCAGTCATCTTGTTTTTTAACTGGTTTTATAGGTGTAGGTTTTGCTACAACTTCTTGAGGTGCAACCTCAACAACTTCTTCTGCTTTAGCTTTTTTAGCCATAATATAATATAATTAAATAGTTTATAAAAATAATAATTACCCCTGCCCGAAGACAGGGATAGTTATTAATATTGAGTTATTACACTCCTTTGAATAATACAAAGTTGTTAGCAGCTTGAGTTACTAAACATCTTTCTGATAGGAAGTTTACTTCCATAGCATCAAGAGTTGAAGTAAATGCACCACCAACAGAACCTGTTAACCATGATTTCATTCTTCTATCATCAGTTTGTGAAGCTCTATATCTTACGTGTAAGAAAGGGCGTCTGATGTTAGTTCCTAAAATTTGATCGTAAACAGTTGTTGTTCCTGCTGGAATTAATACTCCTTCAATAGACTGAGGTCCTACCATTCCACCACGTGTTGAAGCGTCGTTTAAGTATTTCCAATCAGTTTTGTAGAAGTCATAAGAACCTCTTCTGAAACCACTGAAACCTAAGTTTAAAGCCATTTCTTCTGAGTTTTCAAATAATCCAAATGCAGTACCACCGTTGAATCCTGCAGAAATTCCTGCAAGCATATCATCAAAGTCAAGAGCCGTAGATCTGTCTAAGAATAACATGTTTTCTTCAATTGCACCTTGTGTATCTAAGTTTCTAAGGATACCATCGAAATCTCCAATACCTGTAGCAGCAGAGAATCCAACTTGTACATTACCTCTATCTTCGATAGCCGCAAATAAACCTTGAGAACCTATAGCGCCTGAAGCACCTAAAGCAACTGCAGAACCTGCTGCTGTAACTTCTGATTCAACACACATCATTTCTAGGTAATCTTCAAATCTTAATCTTGTTTCAGATTCAGATTTTAAATACCAAAGGTATCCACCAGTTCCATCTTCAGTAGCAACTTCTACCCAGCCGATTTGAGCTGTATCAGATCCATTTACTGTGTATTTGTTTCTGATGATGATAGGGTTATTACTAAATTGCGTGAAAGCAGGCTCAACACTTACGTACTCATTGTTCGCTAGTGTAGAAGCACCACCGTTACTATTTAAAGTAACTGATCCTTTTGAATATTCAGAACCATATACGAATATCTTAAGATCTCCTGCTAATCCAGCAGCAGCCCAAGTGGACGTGTAAGGTTCAACTGTTATAGCACCACCTACACCAGGTGTAGAAGCTACTACTAAACATTTTACTTCACCACCAAAGTTATCTAAGATAACTACTGTAGCTCTAGCTGATACAACGTTTGTTACAGTTCCTGGCAGTGTTAATACTGTTGGAGGTCCTGCAACTACGTTAGCAGCTGGTACATCATAAGCAATGTGTAATCTGTTTTGTTCTGACCAAATTACTTGGTCACTTGTCATTGGAAGCTCTGCTCCAACCATTCTTAAGAATCCAGATAAGGTTCTGTTACCATATCTTTCAACTTCAGCTTCGTAGATTTCTGGTAAATACTGCTGTGCAAAATCTGCAAAGTTAGCAGCTCCAGCATCTGTCCACTGTAAATAGTTAGATTGTAAAAGCTCTTGTTGTTGACTTGGTATTATAGTACCAAATTGTGGGTTTAAAGCCATTTTTTCTAAATTTTAATTGTTAAATTTTCGTTTTTTTATTTTCAATTTTGACGAATCAGATCCACTAATAGACTTTACCTTCATTCCACCCACAAAAACATCTCCTCCGGCAACCTGCCTAGGTGTGTCTGTAGCTGGATTTTTCGATTGTTTAACGATAGCTTTAACACCATCAGCTTTACCTTGCTCATAAAAATGAGAAGCTAGCTTGTCCGAATTCATCGCAGCATATAAAGCTTTGTGATAACCCGCGGCATCAGAAATATTTCCTTCTTTATCAATAAATTTATTAACAAAGTTTTCAATATTACTCTGAGTCTCGGCAACACGCGCAGGATCTTTTAATTTGTATCTAAAATTTTTGTCTCCGACAGAGTAATCAAAACCTTTGAATTCTGATCCGAACAAATCATTAGTACGTTGTTTAAAAAGCTCTTGCGATTGCTTTATAGTTTCTTGCTGTTTATTATAACGATTAAAAAAATCTGTAGCTTTAGCTTGTTCTGGGTTAGCGCCAGGTCTGTTTTTTATCTCTGCATAATATTGATCTTTCATTTTAGTAAGATCATTTTTTGCTTGAGCAACAGCTTCTTTGTAAGCTAGTTTTTTTCTTCGTATGTCTTTTGCCTCATCTAAATCTTCGTCAAACTGATAGTCTTCTAATAATAGACCTATGTCATCACTGTCTAGATGTGGTTTTGTTTTTTTGTAAAACTCTTTTAATACTTGATTATCGTCTAAAGAACTATAGTCTTTATTTAATTCAACGTAATCAGATACAGTACCTCCAGTTTCGTCCATAAACTTTACAAGTTTTTCTACGTTTTCTGGTAGTTTAGGAGTTTCAATTAAAGGAGTTTTTTCTTGTATAGGAGTTTCTTTTACCTTTTCTGTAATTTCTTCAATTACTTGTATAGGTATTTCTTCTTTTACTTCTTCTTTAATTTCAACAACCGGTACTTCTTTTTTAATAGTTTCAGGTTCTTTAGTTAAATCCATTTTAGCAACAGCTGGTTGTACTTCGCCTTGCGCTTCTGGTTTAGATAAATCAATTTTTGCTATTTCTTTTTCAGAAACTGCTAATTGTTTTGGTTTTTTACTTTTAGGTTTTGACTTTATTTTAAAGTCACCTTCCTGCTTAACAGGTTCTTTTGCTTCTTCAGCCATAATATAATATAATTAAATAATTAATAATTAAGCAACTGGAAATTGGTCTTCCACTTGCCCTTGTTGTTCAAAATTAGTAGGTAATAAATCATTTTTTCTTTGATCTATCATAGCACTTTGTTGTGATCCTGCTATTCTTGTTCTTTTATCTTTACGATCTTCTATTTCTTTTTCACGACCAGTTTCTGCTTGCATTTTTATTTGCTCTAATTGTACTTGGTAGTTAAATTCTTCAGACATTAACTCTCTTTTTATTTGAGCTTCTGCTTGCATGCGTTGTATTTCAAACTGAGATTTAGCTTGTTCAAAGCTTACTTTTTCAGAAGTTAAAGCTTGTTGCTTTTGAACTTCTTGCTCTGCCGCTGCTTGACTAGCTTGAGTTTGAGCTTGCGCTTGTTGCTGAGAAGCCTCTGCTTGCATTTGCCTAGCGTATTGTTGCTTCTGCTTACGTTTCATTTTAAGCATTTGGTTGGCTAATTTTAAATTACGTACTTGGCGTATTTCAATAGCGTCTTCTAAATCAATTCCTCCAGAACTTAAAGCAACTTGTATGTTTTGTTCTAACATTGCTTTTTCTTCTTCGTCTGGTTCAAGATCTAAAAATATACCAAAATCATGTAAATTTATTTGCTCTAATCCTTTTAAAGTTTCTGTGTTAAATGTTGAAATACTATTTTTTAATACATTAGCTGTTAAAGGATAATCTAACATATCATTTATTTTTTTAGATATATTTTCACATATTCTTAAAGTTAAATACAAGCTAGCATTGTTTATATGTTTAGTTGCTATGTTAGAAGCTTGTGCTGCAAGTTTTTGTAAACCTACTAATGTGCTTTTATCTGGTGTGCTACCATCTCTAGCTTCGTTAAGCCCGGTAACATCTCTTATCATTTGTAAATAATAATTATAAGTAGATATTAAACTTTGTATTTTAGCTTGACCAGAACCAGTAGATAATTCTTGAACAGGTATCTTACCTCTATTAGGATCACCATCTTGAGTTAAAGATCTACCTACAACAGAACCTGTTTGAAAATACATGTTTAAAGCTTCTTGAGGATTATAATTAGTTCCGTTTCCTAAGTCAACTTCAGCTAAACCATCCATGTCTAAAAACACGCCATCTGGAACCATTCTTGCAATAACTTGTTGTAGCTTTAAATGAGTTAATTGAATCATATCTGCAAAACCAGTTATTCTACCTACAGTTGAATCAATACGTCCTTTGTATATTCTAGGCGCGCATATAGCATAATTCATTTCTACTTTAGTTGTATCAGCAAAAGGTCTAGTCATGTTAGGACACATTTCCCATTTCAATAATATATTAGCACCTAAAACTTTAACTCCTCTATATAAAACTTCTATAGTTCTACCTACTCTTTCGAAATTATCATTTTCAGGTGGATTAAAAGTATCAGTTTTTTCAATTGCTTTTAGTAGACCACTTTCAGTTTCTTTTATTTTAAATACTTGATGACTATAAGTTTTATATTCAAAATATAATAAAGGAATACTATTTGAATCCCAAGCTTGATTTCCAAAACCATATTTACTTTCTTGGTTTCCTTGATTTTGTTGTATTCTTTCTAATACTTCATCAGTTAAATTTGGAAATTGCTTAGCTATTTCTGGTAATGTTTGAGGCTTTAATTCACCTACGTAATATATATCTTCAAAATTAGGATCTTCTGTATAAGAGTATATTAAACTTGAAGGATCAACGTAGTCAATTGTTATACCATTTGATACATTAAAATCTGTTTTAACAGCTCCAATACCACATGTTACTAAATCATAATTTACTCTACGTCTAATTAAATCCCACTTATTAGTATCTAATACCTGATTTATAACTTCTTCTTCAGCGATCTCTACAGATTGCTTGTAAGTTAATTGCATGTGAAGTTCTAATTCTTCAGGTGTTTGTGGTAGTTTATCTTCTGGTACATTAGTGTTGTAAAGTTCCTTGCCTAGCACAGCTGTTATTTGCTTCATGGTATCTCTAGCAAATACATCTTGAGCTAATAATTCCGCGTAATTTGTTCGTTTTTGAACTGAAGCAGGGTCTTGTGCGTATGCATTTATATCATAATCTTTATTAGAAATACCATTAGATAATATATCTACAAATTTTGAGATAATAGGTACTGGTTTCCAGTCTAAATTAAGATAAGACAAATCACCGTTAATAGATAATTCATCTTTATATTTTTGAGTAGGTTGTTCACCTCTAGCATATAATCTAAGTCTATTGTAATTGTTCCATGTAGTTAGGTATCTATTGCCATTTGTTCTACCTACGTTGAACCACTCTTGTTCTATAGCTTGAGCAACTTGCTCGCCATATTCTAAGGATGCTTTTTCAGCGTCGCTAACCACTTGGCTAGGAAAAATGCTATTACCGTTAGTATATACTTTTCTCATTTAATCTATCATTTTAGATAATAACCCACTATTATCATATTTTTTTATTCCTAAATCATAATTTTTTCTTACTACTTGTGGAACAGGTCTATATTTGTTTTTATTGCAAGCCATTATAGCTAAGCCAGAACTAATAGAAGCATCATGTGTTGTTCTTTGATTTATATTAAATTTAGCCCAATCTTCTAATGTTCTTTGAAAATATGTGTCTCCATATGTGTTATCATCTCTAAGGCCAACATAACTTTCTACATAACTTTCTATAGCAGCAGCGTGCGATTGTATTATGTCTTGACTAGAGTTAGGTATTCCACCAATTTCTCTTTCTGTTATTGATAATTTATTGTAAATTTTATCTGGTCTATTCATTGCAAAACCTCTATAACCTCTACGTTTAAAGTGATACAGCAATCTAGGTTTGTTGTTTTCTGCAAGTATTGGCATGCCGTAAAAAATACAAGCCATTAAAACATCTTCAAAAAATATCTCTGCTGTTTGTGGTCTAGCTATATACTCTAAAAAGAAATGATTTGGTGGCACGTCTTCCATACTAAATTTAGTTAACCCATGTAAAGATCCGTTAGATCCTCTACCGTCAACAGTTCCTGATATGTCATAACTATCACAACCAAAAGCTCCTAAAGTATCATTGCCAGGATACTTATTACCTAACTTACTTATTACATTGTTTTGTAATCTTTTAGGTGGAACCCATGAAACAAAAAATCTTCCATTTTTATTTGGCACAAATATAACAGTAGTATCTTTAATACCTCCTGTCCACTGAAAACTACCTTGTGTTATAACAGATGATCTTTTTATATCTGCGTTCCAGTCTATTTGTTCGTATATTTTAGTTAAATTAAACAACGAAGACTTTGCTTCATCTCTAAAAGCGTGCTCTTCTGTTCTTGGGAATTGTCTGTAAAATTCATTTAAAGCATCTTGATCTTGCTTTAAACCATCAACTTCATTTTGCCAGTATTCAATAACCCCAATTGTAATTGGTGTTCCGTGAGGCCCTTTAACAAGGTCTTTTGGTGTGTCGAAGACAGGATGCCCGTAAGAATCAATGTATCCTTCGTAATTCCATTCCATAGGAATGAACAAAGAATAGAGTCCTGAACGTGTTTGTCCATTTGCGTTTCTTTTTGTAACATCTGAGTCATTGTATAATTTTTTAAAATTAGCACCTCCTTTGTCTAAAGCGTTTGATGTTGATCCCATCATGCACTTACCTATAATTCTAGAACCTAATCTAAGTGTAGTTTTTGTAACTCGCCAATTGTTTAATATATTGTTTGGTCTCTCCCATTTACCACTTTCATCATGTACTAATAGCTTTAGTTTTTCACCATCATAAGCATTATCTCCAGTATTTTTCCAATCAATAGTAGTATCTAAACCAGCAAGTTCTTCGTTTTTTTCTGTAGATACAATACTTCTTCTTGTAAATTTAGAAGCTGGCACTCTATAAGCTAACTCTGTTTTCGGTCGATCCATACCGTCTTGTATCGGTTTAAAGAAAAATGGATAATTAACCGATATTGGTACTACCTTATCTGTAAACATTTTTTTAGCATCAGCACCTGATTTTGATAATATACCAAATCTAGCATCTGTAGATATTGTTGCCATATTAACAGTTTCACCTGAAGCCATAAATGAAAATCCAGAACGTCGATTTTTTAAATAAGACATACCATAACATCTATCATCAGCTCTACATGCTTCCCAAAATATAAAAAATAATCTATTTGCTTCTCTAAAATCTGGTTGGCCAACATCTATTTTTGACCATTGTAGATACATATAATGAGTTCCTGTAATATAAGTAGAAACACCTTTGTTTACATACCAAAAACCTTCTTCTCTTCTATTAAATTCATTATCAATATAATCGTAATATTTTTCTTTAAACTCAACAGGATATTCTCTCCAATCAAATACTGTTTTAATTTTACTTAAAACTTTAGGATATGCAAAAGGTGTCCATTTATCTTTTTCAAAAATATGAACTTTTTCTGCTTTAGGTAATGCTATTTTTAAACCTTGTATTTCGTATATTTCTCCTATTTTACCAGTTTTAGAAATAACTACAATATCATGCTCTGCGTTATAACCATACTCCCATTTTTTATACCTATTTAATTGTTTAATTATCTTAGGTTTTATATGGTCGTCTAGTATTTTATATAAAGTTTGCTCGTACATTATTTAGATCTTCCTTCAGCAAAACCACGAAACGTAGTTTCTTTTTTAACTTCTTTAGGCTTTTCATCTAGCATATCTTGCTCTTCTTGTATTCTATTTAATATTTCAAAAGCATCGAATACACATAATTTTTTTGTTGCAGCTGCGTTTTTTAATCTATCAGCTGATATATCGTCGTCAGAATCAATTATAGGCTCTTTAGCTACTTTTATTAATTCTTCAACCGCTACTTGTCCAGCTTGGATTATACTCCTCTTGGTTTTCTTTATTTCCATATTTAATTACAATATCATTTGATTTCATACAATAAAGACGTTGATCGTCTATAATAAATTCCCACTCAGCACCAGGTATAAAACCTATAGTATCCCCTTTGTTAATATTAGATGCTTCTAATACACTATTACCAATTTTAACTATTCCAACACTAGGTTGTTCTTTTCTGTTTCTTAAAGAATCAGAATTTTTTAAAGGTACAATAAAACATCTATCTCCAAAAGATTTCCAAGTAGTATGGTTTTTATATAAATAAATCTGATCAACAGAAGCAAAATATAAATTATCTTTAAAATAAGACCTGCTATTGCTTTGCTCGCCTTTCATATTATAAAATCTTCTAAAAATATTTTGATGAACAACAATTGTATCACCTATTTTTATAGAAGTATGCAAAGCTATTGGCACTGCAATTACTTTTGCTAGTCTATTAACAAATTTCCAAGATTCAACTTTAGTATTAAGTATTAAATCTTTACCACCTACTGTTTTTATATTATCATACCTATCACCTATAGGTTCTACAATAAAGTCATATATACTATTCATTAGTATTCTAAATCATACTCTATAGATATCGCCATGTTTGAATTAAATTTTTTCCATGGCAAAACCTCATTGTTCTTTTTTATATGTATATTATAAGAATTATCTTTCTCATCTTTAAGTATGTGAGATATTTCATGACCACCGTAAACTTGTTGACCTACAGAATAATGCATTGCTTCGTTTTTATAATCAGAACCTATGCTTATTTTTCTAATTACATTATTCATCTTCTTTGGTTTCAGTATAACTACCGTCTTCTAAATTTATATTTATAGAACCGTACTTAGTTTCTAATTCTTTTTTAACAGCATCTTGATCTTGATTAACTCCTGCTATTTCATGAAGTATAGCATGTTTTTGAGTTTCTGCTAATCCTATTTGTTGTGTTAATTCAAAAAGTTTTGATTGAAAATCTCTGACTTTTGTTAACTCTTCTTTTGTAATTTCTTTTATTTTTTTCATTTTATTTAATTTAATTTGTCATTACCCAATGTCTTCTATATGTAGAAGTGCTATTGGTACTTCCTTCAAATTTTACTGATAAAGTGTTTTTGTCTACATACTTGTAAGTTAAAAATACTTTCCATTCATTTTTAGGATTGTAAATTTTTGTTTTAACATAATCATCTCCTTGTTCAACAACTGTTTCTTCTATAGTGTTGTTATCTGCAAAAGAGAAATTAGTAAATTTAAATTCTTTTTCATTATGCAGTATAACTACATAATAACTTGTCGCGTCACTTGACCAAACTCCTTTTAGTTTTTCGCTAAAGTCTTGACTTTGAATGCTAATACTAAACAGTATTAACGCACTTAATAATAGATTTTTCATTTAATTGGATTTAATTAATATAATACTCTTAGTTATTATCACTCATTTTTTTGAATTTTTCCACCCCTCGCGAACCAAAATAAGCTACATAAACTGTTATGAGTAAAGATTTTAATAAATCTACCCAACTTTCATCAACTCCAAATCCTATATTTCCACTATCTAAAAGTATTAAAACAATTAAAGACACAGTTAAAAATATAAGAGTCATTGGACGTGTGTTTTTGCTGAGCCATGAATCGCTCTTCATATCGCTCGACCAACGTTTACTTATTTCTTTCATTTCAACTATATCTTGTTGTAATAATAATAAAGCTTTTTCTTTATCTTCTGGCGGTAAAGCCGGATCTTTGTCTATAAGGTTTTTAACTAATCCAAAAACGCCATTATCTGGCAATACATCGCCTACAGTATTTAATATACCTGGAGCTGCATTGGATAAAAATCTACCAACCTTAGTGTCTTTAAATAATTTTTTACTCATTTACCTTGGGTTAACAGCACAGCCACAGCCTCTTTTACCGCTTTTTCCAATTAGCGGTTCAAACCATTGGCCACCTTTTCTTATTAAATCACTAAAATTAAGAGTTGGTAATGGTAATTTAAAACCATCTCTTGTTTTGCCTGCTCCTGTTAAATTAAACAGATCATCAGCACTTTCAGGTATTATTTCTAATGGATCTTGTTCTATAGGTCTAAAAACAGTGCTAGTTGTTACATCGTCATAATTATGAGTTAAGTCTTCTGGTGTTTCAATTTCTGCAGGTGGTGTTGTAATTGGAGGACTAGGATCTATATCGCATTTGTAGAATCCTGATTTAGAAGAATTACCCATGTTCATTACAATTCCTTCGCAGTCTTCTTTAAAAGATGGACGATCATTTGGTGGTGGTGGTGGAGGTGATGGCGGTGTCATTGTTCCTCTATTAGTAATTGTTGTGATAGTATCATCATTATAACCTATGATATTGCCATTATCATCTAAAACTTCTTCACTTCTATTAGTTATTACTTCTTCACCTGGAACGTAATCATAACCTGGAATAGCTTCGCCAGTTCTTGGATCAATTTCTTGTTCTTGATGTAAAGGACTATTGTTGTTTACTGGACTATTGCTCTTAGCTGCTCTTGCCGCTAGTATTGCTTCTTTCTTTTCTTGTAATAAAGCTTTTCTTTCTTCTATAGTTCGATTCTCCTCAGCTGCTTTTGCTGCTCTTGCCGCTTTAATTTTATTAATTTTTTCTTGTGTTGCTAGCTTTTCATCAGCTTTTTCCTGCTCTTTTCTAGCTCTAATTGCAATGATTTTTTCTTTTGCTTCATCTTTTTGTTGTTGAGTTGGCTCAGGTCGGTTATTTCTTTCTGCACGTATGTTAAACTCCTCTTCAGTTCCTTCTTCATATTGATTTCTAAAATCATCATTATTGTATCTAATTTTATTCGCCTGATCATAACCTTCACTCATAGCCTGGTTGGGATTTCCAGCTACAATTTGACCGTCTACAATACTAACTAAACCTCCACCTTGCACCATCATATCATATATTTGATCTTCAGTATATTGAGTTTCAGGAATCGTATAACTACCATCTTCATTAGCCTTTCCTTTTCTTGTGTTAAACATACTACCTTTGTCAATGTTCATATATCCCTTCTTCAGTTTTAAGGTACCATTTTTAAGTGATAGCTTTCGTTTTTTGTTATACAAATCATCAGCTAAAAATTGACCTTGAGTTACTTTTCCAGAATTATACAAATTAGCTAATTGGCCCGCGTATCTTCTTGCTAAATCAGTTTCACTTACTCTTTCGTCAAGTTTTTTATCATAAAATCTTCTATCTGCTTTATTTCCTCCAAATTTATCACTACCTGATATAACTTTTTGATCAGAAGAATATATGTTACTTTGATTTTTTGGATCATGAAAATGAGTAAAATTTGTTCCAGTTCTTTTGTCTCTTAAATTGTGATTTAAAGGACTTTTACTTTGAAAAGGATTTTTATTTTGATTATAGGCCATGTTTAGTATTTTTTAAATTCGTCTGTTTTAGAGTATGCTTCTGCTTCCCAAGGTAAGTTTTCTGCACCTTCTTGCATTTCAGCTCTTGAGTATTTTTTACCTTTCCAGTAGACATTCTCATCATCGTAATCTAAATCACCTCGTTTCATTTGATCTAAATGAACTTTTTCATGATCTATAACGCTTTGTCTTTCTTCAGGATCTGTTATTTTGTCTGACACTAAAATAGTACCGTTATTATTAGCTTTACCTAAAACTCCTTCTTCAAGATCAGTGCTATATATAGGTGTAGCATCTCTTGAAAATGGAGCTTTTACAGTAAACTTATTTTTTAGTCTAAGCATATTACTTTGTGTTGTTATAAGGAAATTTTTTATTTAAAATCTCTTGTCTTTTTGCACAACCGCAAGGTTTATTAAAAACTTTAGAGACAGCTTGTACCGCTGAATTAATACCAGTTTTTTTAGTAAAATTTGCTATGCTATCACCTAATCCTTTAGATTTCATTTTTAATTTTCAATTATGAAAATACTACGTTTCTAAAATACATTTGATCTCCATTGTCGTCTTTTCCTAAAAATACTTTAGCTTTAACGCCACCTGGGTTAGCTGTTAAAGCATAGTTGATTGCTTTAGTTATTAGACCTGATGTCATTACTGGACTAACAGCTGCTCCACTTTCGTTTATACCTACAGTAATTTCTATTTCGTTTTGTGTTGCTGTTGGGGTATTAGTAAGTAATTTACACGTACCATCTGCTGTTTGTTGAACAGCTACAATGTTGTCTCTGTTTACTAATTGTTCTCCATTGTCGAAGTCTCCACCAATTGAGTTGATTACTTCTAATGCAATAAATGTTGCCATAATTTTTGTTTTTTGTTATTTGTTATTTGTTGTTTGTTAATTATTTTATTATTCTACCTGTTGGTGTTCCTGGATTTCTTTTCATCCATTCATTAAGTTCGTCTCCATACTTAGCTTTAAAATCATCCATATCGTAAGCTGGATTTTCTTTTTGCCAATTTTCTACAAAAGCTGGCATATTTTCAATCCTAGATTCTCTAGCTTCAAATTCTCTATTTTCTTCTAAACCAGCTTCAAATTCTAATTTTTCATTGTTTTTAAGATTTTTTTCAGCTTCTTTGTTTTCTGTAATAGATTTTGCAATTTCTTCTGTTGCACCCATTATAGATTGATTAATATCTTCTGCGCCTTTAATTTTAGCATTAGATATAGCTTGAGCTCCGTCAGCTATATGTTTACCAACTTTAGCACCATCTAATTTAGGTAAATCAAAACTAGTTGGCATAGTGCTCTTATATTGATTTAAAGGAGATCTATTGTTGAAACCTACATTAAAAGAATTTCTATTAATAAAATTGCTTTTTAATTTACCCATTGTGTCCATATTACCCTGCGTGATAACCTCTTAAAGCAGCTTCAGCTTTTGATTTGCTTCCGTATTTTGCTGGCCAAGGTTTGTCTGTTTTATTACTAATTACTCTCCATGCTCCACCCATTTCTTGAATACAACCACTTCCACCTTCGTCTTTAGCACAAGCGTTAAAAGGACTATCTGGTCTGTTATCCATCATATCATCCATTTCTCTACCTCTTAGTTCTCCAGATCTTTCGTCTCTAGATTTTGTTCCACTTCTTTCATCTACTTTTCTAGCTTTGCTTAAAAGTTTTTGTACTTTAGGGTTTTCATAATCATAACCACCTTGTCCTTCAGTTTCGCTAGATATTTTACCAGCTCTTTCTCTTAATCTATCAGCTCTATTATTCATTGGTGATGGAGCAGAACCGGTGTTTTGTCCCATACCAAATGAATCATCAAGTCTTTCATTAACGCTCATGTGATGAGGTGAATCGTGATCGTGTCTGTCGTTTTCTAAATAATGTAATCTAGCAGAAGCTGTTAAATCTTTGTTATACGCTTGCTTAGCATCGTATCTCTCGCCTGAATAACGAGGGTGATTTCCACTGTATCCTCTTCCCATAATTAGCTCATTTTTGGATCAGAAGAATAAGCTCCTTTTCCTTTAGATTTTTCCATTCCTTTTGATTCGTCTCTGCGATCTTTCATAGATTGATCTTTGCTAGACTCTTTACCGTCTTTAGCTAAACTTTCATCAAGCTTATCATTATACCCTTGTCTGTTCATTGGTGAATGAGGGTGATCGTGAGAACCTTTAGCAGTATCATAATTCATAGCTGGAGAACCTTCAGCATCACCTTTTTCAATATCTACTATTGGCATGTCTGTTAATTCTCTTGAAGCTTCTTTTGCATACATAGGTGATTCCATTCTATGCATACCACCTTTTTTTTCTGCTTTATACATTTTTAAAGCTGAATCCATCATTTTTAATGGATTTGATTTGTTGTATCCCATTTTTTTATTTTTAATTATTTGTTTTTAATCTGTATCTAATGCAATTACATTACTTGCATCACTTTCTGTAACTCTTTGAACTTTTATTTGACTTAAAACATCAATAATACCACTAGCTCCTTCATCTGTTATTTTCACTTCCTCTGTTTGACCAACAGGTATAACTGTTATTGCGTCTCCTGCACCTAACTGAACTATTAAACTATAACCGCTGTTACCTTCTAATAAAGAACCTCCATTAGCTCTGTAAACTTTAAAATCATAAGGAGCCGCTAAAGCAACAGGTGTTAATAACGTATAAACAGTGTTTAAGCCAACTTTATTAATACTTATTATTTGATGAATTTCTTGAGGCTCGATTGATCCTGTTGGAGAAGCTTGTATAACGTCTCCTGTTTTAGCTACCAAATCCTTTCCACTAGTGAAAGTTACTGTTGTTCCATTTGTAGTGCTTGTTTCTGAAAGAATAGCTCCTGGTTCTGGAATATTTAAAGTAGCGCTTGGCACCACTGGTATTGCTTTTATAAAGTCTGACATAATTTATCCTTTTGCTATTTGTGTTATTGGTCCTCTTCCTCCTAAAGGAACCTCTGCTAGTTTAAGTTTCATTCCGTATATTCCAGAACTAGATCCTTCGCCGTGAAGTCTACCTTTCTGACTTAATGGTCCGTCCCATATTTGAGATTCACCAACTATACCTCCGCTTTTGCCACCCATATCTTTTGTGTGAGCTGGATCTATTTTAAAATCGTCGTTGTGCATATTTTTTTTATTAAAAATTTATTAATGGTTTTTTGTATGGTTGTATACCTCTTGACTGTTCACTACCAAAAATTCCTTCTGCAGCAATTGATGCTTCAGGAGAAAAACTTCCAGTTTGAACTTGAGGGGCAACGCCACCAACTCCAGCCATAGCATCTGTAGCTACATTTCCTACAGTTGTATTTGCTGAACTATTTTGAAGTGAGTTTAAATTGTTATATGTAGGTGTTGTGGTTCCTGTGTTAGGATTAAAACCCGTAGCTGATACGTTATTAGGATCTGCATTACCTACAGCACTACCTACAGCTCCAGCTACACCACTTGCGCCACCTGAGTTTCTTCTATTTTTCGCGGCTTGCCTTGCTCTTGAGTTATTAAAAGGTTGCATCACGGCATATTGTCCTAATCCTCTTTGTTGCATTAAAGCTTCAATAGCTGGATTACCAGTTGGATTAAATCCTTGCATTTGTTGAACTTGCTGTTGATAGGCTTCCATAGTTGGATTACCCTGTAATGGATCAACTGCTTGATTTGATCCTCCTGAGCTTAACCCAGATGCTATTCTTGCTGACATTGTAGCCATGTTATCTGTTTTTATCTTTGTTTACATTATATATAGCTTGAGTCATTACTTTGTCTGTATAGCTATTACCTTTTATTAACTTATTTCGTCTCATGCTAGTAGGAATATCTTCTTCGTTTAGCATAATACGATATATTCTTTGTATTAGTTGTTTACCTTTAAAAGAAACTTTGTATATATTATATTTTTGAGTTGTTCTATTTCTATTTCTCCATACAACTACCCAATCATTTTGTATTAACTTGTTCCATCTACGGTTATCCCAACTGTAAGAATAAGTACCTTTTTTAAAATCTTTTATTGTAAATAAATCAACACAATCAAGATATATTAACAGTTCTAAATCTGAATCATTTAAGCCGTTGTTTTTGCAGGCCCATTTACGTATTATACGATAATGTTTAAGCAAGTTTAAATCTTTAAGATCTCTTGCGTCTAGCCTTTTCATAAAACAACGACAACATCTTGCATTTTAATTACATGATAAGTTTTATCATCTAATTCAATAAAATGACCAGCATGTCTGTCAAAAAATATAGTATCTTTTTCTTTTAATCCTTGTACTTCTTCACCGACAGATACCACTTTAGCTTCTACGTACCTTATATCAGATCTGTCGTTTTTATTTAATAATAAACCACCTTGTGATTTAGTTATATTTTGTTCTACTTTTTGTATAATTAAATTTCTACCTATTGCTTTCATTTGCTCTAATATTATTAATTACACAATTAGTTGATAATATTGTAGTAGCTACAGAAGCCGCGTTTTTTAAGGCACTTTTTGTCACCAGTAAAGGATCAATTATACCTTCTTGTATCATATGCACCATTTTGCCTGTAACCACGTTTATACCAAAACCATCTTTTTTAGAAACTTCTTTTTCTATTCCAGCATTTTCTAGTATTATATTGAAAGGGTATAATATTGCTTTTAATAATATTTCTTCACCTATGTTTGTGTGTTTTATATTACTTGAAGCATTCAACAAAGCAACTCCACCTCCTGAGACTATACCTTCTTTTATCGCGGCTTTAGTAGCACATATAGCATCTTCTACTCTATCTTGTTTTTCTTTTAACTCTATATCAGAATTAGCACCTACTTTAACTATAGCCACTTTAGCTGACAATCTAGCTAGCCTATGTTCATAACCTATAACCTCGTGAGGTTTTAGTTTTTTAGTTAATTTATCTTTTATATTAGATATAATTTGTTCTACTTCTTCTGGAGCTTCTTCTATTTGTATTATAGTTTGATCATTAGTTGTTGTGGTTTTTAAACATGTACCTAAATAATCAACTTGTATTGTATTTAAATCATCACCTAGATTTTCATCTATTATTTGAGAATTTGTAAGTAAAGCTAGATCTTCTAATATTTCTTGTCTTCTTAATCCAAAAACTGGTGGATCAACTACATTTACTTTTATGTTACCTTTCATCTTGTTCATTACAAGCGCAGATAAAACTGGTGGTTCTACGTGACCTATAATAAATAAAGACTTGTTAGTTTTAATAACATGCTCAAGAACAGTTTGTACTTGTCTTACTGATTCTATTTTAGAATCCACAATCATAACTAAAGGATTGTCTAGTTCACAAAGATTTTGTTCTTTATCTGTAATAAAGTTTGGATTTAGTAATCCTTTATCATACTCTATTCCTTCTACAATTTCTACTTCTGTTTCACCAAGTGATGATGATTCCATTATAACAACACCTGTTTTTCCTACTTCTGTAAAAGCGCTAGCTATTAAACCACCTAGCTCAGGATCATTGTTTGTAGATATTGTAGCAATTTCTTTTATTCTGTTTTCTACTGGAACAGAATTGGTTTCTAAATAATCTACAACCTTATCAACAGCTGAAAGTATACCTTCTTTTATTAATCTATTATTAGATTTATCTAAATGTTTATAAGCTTCATTAAGTATTGAATGAGCTAATATAGTTGCGGTTGTTGTGCCATCTCCAGCTTCTTTAACTGTTTTACGAGCGGCTTCTTTTATTAGTGTTGCTCCTATGTTTTCTACAGGATCATATAATACTATTGAATCTGCTACCGTTACACCATCTTTGGTTATTACTGGATTTCCGTGTTGATCTTCAAGAATAACGCATTTACCGCTAGCCCCAAGTGTGGAGCTAACAGCATTTGCTAATTTTTCAATTCCTTTAAAGACCTGGTCTCTGGCTTCATCGCCAAAATTTAGGTTTTTTACTATCATTTGATTAAATTAAATTATATTGTTTATTTAAATGTTTTAATTACTTTTGGTCCTTTTAAGTATTCTACTTTTTTCAGGTAGTGAGCAATTGATGAATCAATAGCTTGTTCTGCTCCTTCTAAAGTTTCACGTCTTGTAACGTCGTTCCACTTTTCACAAGCGCAACTATTTTGACTAGGATTACATTCACAATTAAGATCCTTGTATTCAGTTTGGTAAAACCCATTTGGTAATTGTACTATTCTCCAGTTCTTTTTTTCTGAAAGATGTTTCCAAAGGTTAATGGTTTTTTCTGAAATTTGTGGTTGACCGCTCCAAGAGCTAGTCTGGTAATAAATTGTCATTGGTTTTGGTTTTAAGTTAAATATTGGTTAATGCTCTTACCGAGCAGGTTTGTTATTGTTATTATTACTTAATTTTTTATTTTTTTACTATGTTCTTCTTATTCTTAAAGCACCAGCATTATGATATATACCTCCTACTGGTATTCCTTGATTTGCAGCCGTTAAATCATCTGCGTAATCAAAAGCCACAATGCTTGGCATAACTATTCTAGGTTCTTGAGCAAAGCCACCGCCTCTTGTTACACCACCTTCTGTTATTATTATAGCATTGCTATTTGTTACTGTTCCTGTACTTAAAACCAATTTAGTATTACCTAAACCATTACCATATTCAGTTGCTGGATAAGCTGAAGTATCGTTTCTAAAACCTAAAACCATATTACCGTCTTGACCAGTAATTCCGTTACCAATCATAAATACACCATTTGCAGTTGCGTCATTTAAAGTATTAGATTCTCCTATAGCAAACACATTATCTACACCATTAGTAGTATTACCAAAACCTAACACCATTGCGTTTTGTTCTGTTGTTACTGTATTATTACCACCAGCAATAAAGCTAGCAAAAGAACCTGTTAAACTATTATTTAATCCTAAAACTTGAGATCTTACTGTCGTGCCACCTGGAATACCTGTTCCGTCTATAGTGTTACCTTGACCTACAGCAAATGATGCCGCTGCTCCATTAGATATAGTATTACCTAAACCAAAAGCCACTGCATGATCTGAGTTACTTAATATTTGATTATTATTTCCTACAGCTAAACAATTGTCAGAACCTGATACAATATCATTATTACCAGCACCAATTACTACTGATGTGTTATCTACGTTTACACCACTTGGGTTGTTTGAAATAACTACACCGTTTCTAAACCAAGCTGCTGGAGAAGTGTCTGTAGAAGTACCTACGTCTAATGTTGCTCCTGTAGGATCGTTAGTTCTACCTACAGCAAGTTTTTGTTCAAATCTAAAACCACCTGCTCTATAAAAACCACCATTAAAGGTAGCTGATTTAAAATCAAATTCTGAAGAATTAAAAGAACCTGGTGCAAAAACATAAGCATTTAGACCTAATGGCAAACTTACTTTTTCACTTGCCGAATCATAACTAATTGGTGAATCACCTAAAACACCGTTAGGTCCATCTGCCCATATCGGTAACGTATCGGTTGTACCAGTTCCAGTTACTGTACCAAGTCCTGGAATCAATGGTCCTATAAAATTAGCTAAATTAGCTAACGTAAGACTTTTAGTAGGATTATTACCTACTGAATTCATTTTACTTATTATTAGTCTGTCTGTAGACGCTAGGTCTGCGGCTTTTATTACTGGATATGTAAATATTATTGCCATGTTTTATTTTAAAAGTCTGTTGAATCTAGTATTTTATATCTAATATTAACCTCTATAGTTCCACCACCTGTAATCGATGTCGATGCAGTTTGTAAAACTAAATCCGTGTTTTCTTCTATTGTACCTGCAGAAATATCAATTAGGTATACTAGATCTCCTTCAATAGTTTTAGAAGGTATAAAACCAAATGATCGTGTACCTATAGCAAATTGTATTGTATCATCATAAATTAAAGTGTCTCTAATAGTCCCTTCTTTAAACAATATTGCTGCAGATAGAATTTCAATATATCTTCCAACTCCTGGAGCAGGTATTAATAGTTGAGGCGTTGTAGCAAGGTTTAACACTTCTGCGTTAGTTAATTGTACTGATATTTCTTTATCACCCAACACTAAAGCTCTTACAGATTCTATAGTAAAATTTGCAGTAGGGTTTACTTGTTGTCCTGATATTTGTATTTTAGTCCCAAGTAAGTAATCACCTTCTTCTGGTGACGCTACCGGGTATGATGCTATTATTGCCATGTTTTATTATTATCTATAGGTTTGTTACTTGTACAAAGTTAATAGGTCCAGCTACATCAATAGATACACCACCTGGGTTAGCTTCAAGTGCAGAATTTATAGCATCTGCATAAGTTTGATACTTTTCGTCTGATTGATCAGCTCCGCTAAATGTTATAGATGCAACTACATTGTAACACGCGAGCAAAGGTAAATGTATTCTTCCCTCACCACTTCCAAGGCTATAAGCACCTGCTCTAAGTCCTGCAACGTTTATTTTTAAGTTTTTATATTGGTTTTCCCCATTTGGAAAGTTTAAAAATTGTCTCATGTTTATTGTTATTATATTATTCTATACCTTTAGTTTGGAAACTCCAACCAGTAATTGTTTGACCAACTGGCAATTGAACCTCTATAGCTTTTCCACCAGGGTTTGCTGCTAGAGCTTCGTTAAATGCTGCTATAGTATCTATATCTAGCGAAGCATTTGATGTCTCAATATCATAATATGATGCCTCAGGACTAGCTGGATCAAGATTTAGAGAGGCGCATTGCCATATTTGTACGGATAAAGCTGTAAGAGTTTGGCATAGCAATATGTTATCTATAGGTAGATAATACGTACCTGGTTCTGCTACGTCAGCAGTTCCAGATCCGCCTACGGATTTAAATTTTAAAAATTCTTTCATTGTTTGTTTTTTTAATTACCGAGATATTCAACCGCTGCAATAACTGAAGGAAGTGGAATTATATGTGCTGATGGACTTGATTCTACAGCTTGTTGTATAGAATCCATTAAAACTGGAACACCGGAACTTATACCATCTAAAGACATTACAGCTTGACTACTATTTCCAATTTGAGAGTAGTAGATTTTACATATTTGAGTATCTTGGAATTCCATAATCGCTGCTTCACTAAAGTTAACTAAACTAGTTCCGTTAACGTCATCACTTAGTGGGTTTATTTTTAAAAATTGTGCCATTTTTTATTTTTTTGTTTTATTATTACGGGTTTACTATATTAACACCTGTTACAACAATATCGTCTACTTGTATACCTTTAAGAATAGCGTTAAAATCTACAATTACTCCAGGGTTAGAGATTGCAATTTCTATAGCTGCATTCATAGCTCTTGTAATAGGGAATTCATCTGACGGCGTAGATCCTGGATCGCAGTCTATTTCTAGTTGATAGACTTGTGCGCTAGCGGTTGGTTGGTTACCTGATGGTATTAAAGATACATAAGTGAAAGTATTATCCCCACCATCTGATTGTACTGAAACTATTTTTTCAGGGTTTATAAAAAAACCTAAACCAGTGTTAATGTTTGCTGTAGTTTTTATTTTTATGAAACTTGCCATAATTTGTTTGTTTAATTACTGTTGTTTGTATATTATATATACTTACAGATAAGAAGAGTGTTTTACATAAACAGTGACATAAGGGTACTACTATATAACTATAACTACCTATTGTCACTAAAATAAAAAGTGTTACAAATAGAGAGGCTGGGTGTTCCCCCCTACTTTTTTTTTGCATATTTCTCAGTAAAACTCATTTTATTTCACGTAGTCCGCAGTCTTTTCACACAAAACCTAGCATATATACAAGCTTTTTACAATACTACTAAATATAATTCAACGTTTTTCTAGACACTACACATTACGATACTTAATACGATATCACATTGATAATATAAATGTAACTAATAAATAATAAATATGAATAATAAATTTTACAATTGGAATGAAGATACTTTAAATCACTTTAAATTCCAAACTAATTACCAAAACAAAAAGGAAACTTTAAAAGAAGTAACTGAATTTGTTGAAAATGAATGTTCTTTAGAAGATAACGAAACTAATGAAATGTTAATAAAAGATTTAATAACCCAAATATATAATAAATAATAATACAAATGTTAAACAAACTATTCAAACTTCACATTAAACTCTTACAATTACTAATACTAATTACATTACCAACATTAATAGTACATATTATTGTGACATAATGTCATGACAAAGAGTCATTGACTTATACTTCTATAACTATTTCTACACATAAATAATTATACACTTATAAACTTCGAATGTTAATACTAATACTAATTGATAATAATAATGTAACTAACTAATAAACAACAAACTAATAACAAATAAATAATAATAACTTAAATATAATAACTATGTCAACTTTAAATTCAAAGAGATTCGTAATAAGAAAATCTCTAATCGGTAAAAATCAAATCATTAACTTCACTAACAAAAAAGGTATATCAATTACTTACAATCACGATATTGCTTATGAAATAATGAAAGATAAATTAAATGCAATGAATTGCTTTACTAAGTACAAATCTTACACTTCATCTAATAATATTCCAGTAGTATTAAGAGATAAAGAGTTAGTGTAGTGACACAATGTCATGACAAGGTGACTCACCGAACCTGAATGGGACGCAAACTGGTGAGATAAAGGAAGTGGTGGCTAATGTGAGTTCGACTCTCACGCTTCAACGAAACATAATACTAATAAGTATTGATAATAATAATAAATAAATAACTATGAAATTAAATCAAATATACAGCGAGCTTCAAAAGCTAGATGAATTCCACGCTAACTTTATTCCAACAAGTGAATCAAAAGCAAGAATGAGAAAACTAATATCACTAATACCAATAACTAAATACGACAGAGTAAGATGAAATTAATTAAAATAACTAATAAAGGATCTATCCACTTCAGATTAACTGATGGTAGATTAGGTGTGTGCTACGAAAGTGGATATGTCAGAGTAAATACTAAATACAGTAATATGTATCATGGAAGAAAACTATGTATCAAATCAATAAAATGATTAAAGTATTAGTGCCAACTAAATGGAACTCAGAAAATACTAATTATAATAGAGTAAAAATACTAACTTGTGTCGACAGAATACAAAGACTACTTGACTTTGACAACAAGAACTGTCAAAATGGT